TTAAGTTACCCCCTTTATAATTTCTTGGGTTTGTTAAATTAACAGTAACAGATAATTTTCTTATCTTACCAAATTGACCAGGGTTATCTACATACCCAGAGTTAGGCACATATCTTTTGACACCTTTAAATTGTCCTTCTCTATAAGTTTCATCAAATTCTAATTCTTTACCATCATCATCTGTAAGAATTACATAAGTTCCGTCTTTATCTTTTCTTCTTTGTCTTTCGTCAGTAGGGTCAAATGGTACATAAGGGTTTGAATTTGAATCTGGGTGCCATGCATAAAACATACCTGGGTGATAAACTGTAAATTGTGCTGTTTCAGAAAAATCCCATTGAAAATTCCAACCTGCTCTTTTATTTGCTTCGTGAATAAATGGGTGAATTAATTTAAAAATCCAATCTTGACCCAACCAACCAACTTTAGTTTCTCTAACATAAATGTCTTTATCAGAGATACCTTTTTTTATTCTACCTTGAACTGTTAAATGATTTACTGCTATTTTACCTGCATTTGAAACTTCGCCACCCTTTTGTCTATTATCAAAAGTAGTAGCGTCAGTTGCTTGTTTACCTTTTTTATCTTCGGTAAGTGCCATATCAGAAAGACCAGCTTCAATAATCGCATTACATTGCTGGTCACTTAAAGCAGATTTAAAAAAATAATAATTGTGATTTAGTTGCATAATAAATTCATTTCCATTTTGGTCCTAAGACCCAACCCACTATTGTATTTCGTGTGCCAGTTTTTACTGGTCGTACTCTGTGCCAATCGGCAGAGTGAAAAACAATCATCTTGTTTTTTTCATTTGTTATAGTTATATATCTGTTCTTTTTTCTAGGGTCTTTTTCAGATATATCAAATTCGCCACCAGAGAAATTTGAAGATAAAAAAACTACAAAACTTAATTTTCTTATCAACCCATTCTTGTAAGGTTTTTTATGGGTATCAATATGCCAATTATAATATTGCCCCTTAGCATATTCTGTGTATTGCATGGGCTCAATATCTGTTAGTTCATAATTCCAAAAAAGATTATTTGTTGCTTGAATGTATCTAAAATATTCTTGTAATGTAAAATTATTTTTAACCCAACCTATACTTGAATTTCTAGCATCTTTTGTACCTTGTTCTCTTACTTCTGCTTTTTGTAAAACTTCTTTATGTTGTAAACTTCGATTAATCACATCTTCTGGTAATTGTTGTTCATGATATATCATAAAGCACCTTCAGTGTATTTTATCCAAGTCGTAATATTTCTTAATTGAAAACCTCTATTATGTAAATTTTTTACAACATGTTCTAGATAACCTACACAGGTTTTTAGATAATCAACTTTAGATGTTAGTTTAATTAAATCTGTATCAGCTTCTAAATAAGTTGGAATATCTTGTCTTAATATTTTTAATTCAAAAGGTCTCTCGGCTTTGCCTGAATAATATTCCCACTTTTGTTTTTTCATTATTCTCATATCAGTTTCTGCTTTACTCAGCATTAACTTAAAGTTCGTATGTAATTTTAAATATTTATTGAGTAATGCAGGAGAACGAGTTTCTTCAAAGCTGATATTGGTTTCATCAACTTTAGAATCTTTATCAAACATTTCTTGTATTAATTTTAAGTCCATAGTACTACATTATATAATAATTTTAATAACTTGTCAACCTAACGGTTCAAATTTATATAATTGATATTGAAAAGTTGCTTGAGCAGATAGATATTGAGTATCAGAAGCATCATTTGTATAATTCAAACCAGATATAGAAACTGGATATACATTTGAAAATGCAATATTTAAAATAGGATTATTTTTATTTGTAAGAATAGTTAAAGTGGCATCAGAGTACATTGCACTATCAGGCGTTCTAGGTTTAACTGAGTCTGAAGGATTAGACCTAGTGACTGAATCTGGTCTTCTATCTGCATTAGCACTTCTAAATTTTTTAAATTGTTCTCTGTCTTCTGGAAAACCGATTGCTGTTATCCAGTCGTGTAACTCTATGTAATTTTCTAATTTTTCATCAACTAAAAAAGTAACCTCTAAATTTTCATATGTCACTTTATCTGGTAACAAAGGTATATCTTTATATGGTGTAGGAAAAACAGCCTCGCCCATACTAATACCAGGAATATTACATGCTGTTGTAAAAAATTGTACTTTAGGTAATTGTAAAATAGAAAAACGATACTGCGATGGTGCAGAGTAATCTATCGTTTCTGGTTGTCTGGCCAATGCATTAAGTTCTGTCATTGTAATCTCTTCATAATAGTATCTCTTTTCTCATCTGTATAATTTGTCCAATCTTTTATTTCATCAAAAGTTCTTCTACAACCAATACAAATCAGTTCACTTCCTAAAGAAATATAGGTACCTAGTCTACATATTTTCTTACAAGGACTCTTCATACTATTATTTATAAGCAAAAAAAATGGGACCGAAGTCCCATTTTTCTCTTAAAGTGCGATTTAAAATCTCTTACATTAAGTTAGCGATTTTAACTCTTCTGTAATATCTATTAGTTTCTTTAGTAAATGCAGTAGCAGAAGTACCAGCATCGTTGTTATCTGCAAGTGCGCCAGAATCAGTAGCAAAAGGATTGTCTACCATTCCGTATCTAGTTTTGAAACCAATTTTTGGTTGGAATGTATTCTCACCAACTGCTCTCACCATTTGTAGCGGAACATATGGGCAATAGAAAGTACCAGCATCGTAAGGTGAAGTACCTTTATATCCAACAACATAATATTGAGAAGCAGAGATATTAGCAGCATATGGGTCAACATATACTTTGTATCTACCATTCAATACACCAGCGAAAGTGTTTTGAGTGTCATCAACATTTAAGTTATTGTTTAATGCAGGAGTGTAATCTAAGATACCAGCCATTTGTAAAGCAGAAGCAACATCAGCAGATACCATTAAGATATTACCTTTACCTCTTCTTGTTTGTTGACCGATAGCGTTAGCATCTCTTTCTATTTGAAACATTAAACCTTTGAATTTCTCAACAGACCATCTACCATTTGAGTCTGTATCTAAATCAAAAGTACCAGCAGTAGTTGTATTTACAGCAGCACCTTCTACAGCAGTTCTATAAATTCTTCTTACTACTTCTCTATTGATTTCAGATAAGATTTCAGCAGAAAGTATGTTAGCTAATTCAGATTCAGCGTCTAAACCGTGGATTGCTTTTAAGTCTTGAGCAAGTTCCATAGTGTATTCAGCTTTCAAAGCTTTAGTTTTCGCAGTAACAGTTGTTTTCTCAATAGAGAAAGCCATTTCAGCGAAAGCGTTAGTAGTTGTATCACCTAAATTTTCACCTTGTAAAGTAGTCATACCTTGTGCAAAAGTATAAGCAGTTTCAGGAGTGTCATTAAGTAATGCAGGGTTAGTTCCTGACTGAGCAGCTGAAGTTAAATCACCAGCAGCGTCATCAGATGCATGAGTACCATCAGCTTCATCAACTAATGCTTCAGCACCAGATGGGTCATTATATCTAGCTCTCATTGCGAAGATTAATCCAGTTGGACCAGTCATTGGTTGCACACCGCAAACATCATAAGCAATAAGATTAGGCATAGCCCTTCTTACTAACGAAATTAAAATTGGGTCCCAATTTGCCATTGGGTTAGCACCTGCGACCCCACCTTGACCAGATGACACATTGGTTGGGCCTTCACCCAAAAACTGTGCATCTTCTCTAAGTGCTTTTTGTTGATTTTCTAGTATAACAGTAGTAACGGCTCTTTTATAAGCATCACTGATTTTTGGTAAATCAGGATGTTCTAATACGGGCTGCCACTTTTCTTGTAAATGTTGTGTTTGAAACATCTCGTTTCTCCTTATTTATTAATTATATTTATAAATTTAATTATTCAACGCCCTTTTATGGGTTTTATTAATTGCAGCCGTATACGCCGCCATAACATCAGAAGATTCAACTGTCTGAACAGCGCCCTCTTCCGTTAGAACTTCTTCTTTTTTCTCTTCTGTTGGGAAGTAAGACGCTTTTAAAGTTTTTAACTTTTCTTTATAAGAATCTTCACTAACAAATTCAACTTCTTCAACAAGACATTTAAATTTTTCTTTTTGAGTTTCAGTTAAATCGTCAGAAGCTTCAGCAACTAGAGAGCCCTTAGTAAGTTCTCCAATTCTATTAGATGAATCTTTCTTAGATTCAATTAAATCGTTTACTTTATTCTTGAGGTCTTCAATCTCTTGAGTCTGTGCTTCAAGAATATCGTACTTTTCATTTGGAACATCAATATAATGTTCTTCAAAAAGATTTTTCAGACCTGCAATAAAGTCTTCAGAGATTTCGCCCTTTAGACCTCTTTCGATTGCAAGTTCGTTTTCTTTTTTCCACTCTTCAGTTACATAGTTAAGATATGAGTCAACTTTTTCAACCATATCTTCTTTTGTTTCTGCTAGCATATTTTCATGTTCTTCAGTAAGTTTATCTTCGATTTGTTTAATCTTAGAAGATACTGCAGCTTCAAAAATTGTTTCTGCTTTACCTTTGAACTCGTCTGAAAAGTTTTCACCTTCTACTAAGGCGGCAACATCTGCCTTGATATCAACTTCATAATATTCTTTTTTGGTTTCCATTTTGTGACCATCTTCATCTTCACCTTCATTTTCACCTTCTGTTGCTTTTACCATTGCCTCATAAGATGATTTGATAACATCTTTCTTTTCTTTTTCAAGACCCATCATCATCTTGTTCATGGCATTTATCATAGCACCTTTAGTCATGTTAGTTTCTTTCTTCTCATGATGAGCTTCAGATTTTGTAATCTTCATATCTTCAGCCATAACATTCTTTTCAACACCGTGTTTGAATTGAACATCATACCATTCAACATTTCCGTTATCATCTGGAATTGCATGTGATTTTAATACTGGTTTGCCCTTACCCCATGTTGGGTGTTCAACAACAGTAGCACAATCATGGTCTTTTGAATGACAGAGTTCTCTGACTTCTTCGTCAGTATATCCTTCTTTCATTTTCGTACTCCCCTCAGCTTTACCAGCACTTTTTTGTGCAGGGTCACCTGATATTTGTTTTATTTTTTTTGAGGCGTTCGGTCCAGAATCAGTTGCTGATACAACTGCTTTGCCTAAGTCTTCAGGCTTTTCAGCACCTTTCATCTTTGGCATAGGGTCAGGCTTTCCACCAGTAGAATCAGGACTTGCCTTTTCTTCTAGTTCAGCGACCACTTCTTTCTCCAAATCCTCAATCGTTTTTTCTAAATCTTGAGCCATTAGAGGTTCTCCTTTATTGGTTATTCATTAGTTAATATTATTTATAGTTTTATAACTTTTTAAGAAACTTTGCGAACGCTAAAGCTTCTACATTAGAACTTCTTTTACGAACACTCGATTCAATGTCTTCTACAATTTCTTGCATATCTACTTCTTTAAGTAGTCCATTATTCCAAACCCACTCTTTTCCCTCCATAATACCTTCTACAAAAGCATTTGGAGCAGACGGGTCTGCCACAATGTCAGCAGCTGCAGCTAACATAAAGTCTTTTTTTACATAATTCGCACCATTCTTTTGTTCTAAAGAACCCATGCCTCTTGATGATACACCTAGTTTGCCGCCTTCGTCCATGATATTTTTCACTATTTTACCCATTGGTGTATCCATAATTTTTGCTTCGCCTATAAAATCATTACCTTCTTTTTTTAAAGAAGTGACCATATGAGAAACTCTATCTAAATTGACAGTAGGTCCCTCTGGGTGACCTAACTCACCATATGCACGATTTTCGTTAATAAACTTTTTATTGTATCTACCCACTTCAGTTTCAAGAACTTCCATAGGATATACTCTACCATTTCTGTTTTTGATTTCGGCTTGCATAAACACGCCCTTTATCTTATAGTCTTTTTTACCTTCTTTGGTTTCTTCAACTATAAATTTAGTTTCTTCTAATGCTTCTGAAATAAGTTTCATTATTCTTTCCTATACTATGCTGGAGTATTTATATTATCGTAACCAGATATCTTTCTTAATTTCATAATAATATAACCAATACAAGCTGCATCATTTTCTAAAAAAATATCACCAGTTATTCCACTCCCTGCATTGTTAGTAATTGGTGGTAGTTGTTGACTACCAATGTTAAAGTTACCATTACCTTGTAATGATAATGCAGTAACATTTGATGTTGCATCAAATTCTACCTCTAATATTGAACTCACACTCCAAGTACAAGATACGATTGCAAGTCTTGGGTCTGTAGCAGCACCTGATAAAGCTGATGCATCTACAACTTTAAGTGCAGTTGCATTTGTTCCTGTAATTGTTGTATGTACTACGGTTTCAAAATCTGTATCTCTTAGTGTTCTTGTCGTGTATGCCATACTACTTTCCTTGGTTTAACATTTCTCGTTCAAAATAGTCCATTAGTTCTTTTTCTGATACTTTAAACTTTTTTGAAACATTTTTTATAGTTTTCTCAAAACTATTTATAAAGTCTGAAGGTTTAGAGTCCATAACTGCAAATATATCGTCAACAGCCCTCTTCATTTTAGGTGACAATTTTTTATATTCTTTAGATTTTTTATGTTCATCTTTTTCTTTTAATGAATCATAAACAGATTCAAACTCCAATGTCATCATCTTCCTCGGTTGCTGGAACATGATTAGTAACTATTGTCTTAGCAATTACTTCTCTTTGTTTTTCTAAGGCATCGCCAACTTTATCTGACATTACAGTTTTAAAGTTTGTTTCAGCAGATAGATTATCTTTATTTAATACATCATCTACGAATTGTGCAATATTTTCTTTTGTCATTATTTTTCCTCCTCAGGTGGTTCTTCACCTCTATATTTAGAAACATCATCAGCAGGTATCGGTGAACCATCAACTGATGGATATCTAGTCACACCGTCTGTACCATCAGGTACATTAATACCACCATCTTCAGGTTCAATACCAGCTTCTCTGTTCATCTGGTCTCTCATCTCTTCTATTTCAGAATCGTTCATATTTAATACACTTTTAAGCACATATTCTTTACTAAAAAATGTACCAATATAACTCTCAATACTACCTAACATATCAAGTCGTTCTCGTAACAACTCTGCTCTTTTTAGTTCAGTAAAGTTGTTATCTTGTAAGAAGTCATATTGAATGTGTTCTTTCATATCTTTCCATTCTTCTTCAGCAATTACACCTCTTAATATTAATTGAGATTTAAGAATATCTGAAAACAATTTTGAAAACTTTGTTCTTAATCTTTGAACAAATTTAGTAAACTTTAATTCATCTCTTGTAATTTCAGTTGAACGGCCTAATGAAAAGTTTTGTTCTGCTTCTAATCT